ACTGCCGCAGCCACAACTGGCAGTTTATTAGAGGGCGGTACTGGTCCAATTAACATTACTGGTTTTAAATCTTATTCACTGTTAAAAGTTCAAACAAGTGCTGCTGCATGGGTAAGAATTTACACCAGCGAAGCAGCAAGAATAGCAGATGCTTCTAGAGCAGAAGGGGTCGATCCTAGCCCAGGCGCTGGTGTTATTGCAGAAGTTATTACCACAGGCGCTGAAACTATTTTAATCAGTCCTGCAACACTAGGGTTCAACGACGAAAGCCCAGTAACAACAATTATTCCTGTAAGAGTAACTAATAAAAGTGGCAGTACTACAACTATTACAGTAACACTTACATTATTACAACTAGAAGTATGATATGGCAATTTACAGACATTATGTGGTCACTCTTAAAAATAAAAGTGACCTAGAACAATTCTACCAGGATATGGAAACAGAGGGGCAATTTGAATTTGCTCCTACTAGATCCGTTGAATGTGTTCACCGAAGAGGTATAAGTCGTAATACACATTATCGTTTAACCAATGCTGAAGCAGAAAAATTAAAACAAGATCCCCGTGTACAACATGTTGAATTAGATTTACAAGAAACAAATCTAGTCAACGAACTTCATGCTGTACAGTCGGGTACATTCAGCAGAGCAGATCTTCCAGCCATTGGGCAAAGAAACTGGGGTCTATACAGATCTGTTTTAAGAACTAATCCAGAAAACTGGGGTTCAGAAACTGCGCTTACAGAAAAAACAGCCAGTGTTAACTTTACTGAAACTGGTCTCGATGTTGACGTTGTTGTACTAGATGACATTGCGTATCCAACACATTTTGAAATTACTGGAAAAATTACACAGTACGATTGGTATGCCAATCACGATGCTGCGGTTCGCGGGACAGCAGTTAACATTACTAATGTTGAAAGAGACAGTAGTAATAGAGCAACAGTGACCACTAACGGAGCACACAGCCTTGCTGTTGGTATGATTGTCAGCGTTACCTGTACCAGCGATTCAAGTTACAATGCTACAGATGTTGCAATAACTGCTGTATCAGCTAGTATCAATGGCGGAGTCACTGATAAGTTTAGATACACCAATACCGGAGCACAGGAAAATACCAAATCAGCTACAGGCACCTGGGTTGGCAAATACAAATATTATACAACCACGCCAGGTGATAGTTACACGGGTGGTAACAATCACGCTACTCACGTAGCTGGCATCATAGCAGGTGAAAATCAAGGCTGGGCCAAAGATGCCAATTTATTTAATTTAAGACACGATACTACAAACTATGATTTAAATCCTGGATCAGCTAATCAATATACTCCGTTAGGATATGTTATTGACTACCTTCGTGCATGGCACAACAACAAAGGGACTAGTAATCCCACAATAGTAAATTGTAGCTGGGGTCTAGGTACTAGAATTATTGGAAAAAATAATCCTTATACAGGTAATTTAAAATCTAGATTTAGCAGCATAAGATATCAAGGACAGACAATAACACCAGAGAGTCTTGGTAATCCGCAGATTGACACTGGTTATTCTGGAGTGTGTAGTGCCACTGTAAGATTAGCTACTTTGCAATCCGTAGTCAACGGTGGCAATAGAATTACTACCGCTTCTGGAAGTGCCACAACAAACACATTGTCAAAGAATATGTTAGGTAGAACAGGTATGACCTTGGTAGGTGCTCCCACTGGTTCAAGCCCTACTGGCGTAGACGAGTATGATGATGCTGCTTGGCAACTTTCTTTGCCGTTTGACATTTCCTATCTAGGAACAACTTATGGTCCATCACAGATTGGTGCGGATCCTAACCTAGGTACTATATGGATCAGTTCAAACAGTTTTGTATTATTTGGGGGTAGTGCTGCTGGATGTTACACAGTGGCTGTTGGTGCAGAAGGACCGCAGACTAGAAAAATACATATTTCAGCTGGAGACAGAAGTTGCCAAAGAATATATACACAAACTAGCGGCGTTACTCCAAATAGAACATTTAGAGTACGTTGGGAAGGGCACGATGCTGCTAACGGTGGTATTGATGGTTCTCCTACAGTACTTTGGGAAATGACATTTTATGAATCTTCAGGTAGCGGTAGTGGAGTAGACAATACTACTATTGATCTTCACGTAGATCAAAACTCAAACTACAGAGGTGAATTTACCAACGAACAATTATTGTCGTATGGTATTAACATTAACTACAATAATGCGCCGCAACGCGATGCTTCTTTTGAAGCAGACATGGATGACGCAATAAATGACGGTATTATATTTGTCTGTTCAGCAGGCAATGATTCTCATAAAATAGATGTTCCAGGTGGCATTGATTATGACAATTATTTTCTAGACAACGGAATACCTTACTATTATCATAGAGGACCAACCCCAGGCGCACACCCAGGGGTAATTTGTGTGGGCGCCCTGTCAAGCTCTAGCTCAGAATACAAAATGCAGGCCTCTAGTACTGGACCAAGGGTAGATATATATGCACCGGGAATGAATATTATTTCTGGGGTATATGACAATACTGGTGATTCTGGACCTACAAGTTCGTCAGATACTATTACTGAAAACGGTTCTACCTATCAAAAATACAACGGTACAAGTATGGCCACTGCACAGGTAACTGGTTATCTTGCGCTGGTGTTAGAAAAATATCCTGCATTTACTCAAAGTCAAATTAAAACATATTTGCTGTCACATGCAACTTTTGGAAAGATGTTTGAATCATTCGACGGTTATACCGATGTAACATCACTGCAAGACGGTAATAATCTTATACTCTACTATTATAAAGATCGAGCAGAACAGGGAACAGTATTTCCTTCCTACGCATTAGGAGTAAGACCAACTGATGGAATAACTTATCCAAGAGTTAAAATAAGAAGAACATAAGGATTTAGCAGTATGACAATGAAAGATTATGCAGCTAAAAAAGAATATATTGTAACTCTTTTTAAGCATGAAGATTTAGAACAATTCTATAGCGATATGGAAAATTTGGGAGGTAATGGATATGTCCCAGAAAGATCAGTAGAAGTTAAAGAAAAAAGAGACACTAGTAGAAATACGCATTATTGGCTTACCGAGTGGGAATCATTAGAATTAAGAAAAGATTCCCGAGTAAGAAATGTTGTCCTTCATCCAAGATATTTAGGTATTAGTGCAGGATTAACTGTATTGCGGGAACAAACATCCAGTAATTGGAATAAGAGTTCCAGCACTGGCAACACCATGCTTAACTGGGGGCTCCTTCGTTGCTACGAAGGAGAAAATAGATCCGGGTGGGGTAGCAATGGCACTAACAATCAAACAGGAACAATTAAATTACCTGCAACTGGAAAAAATGTTGATGTGATAGCCATTGACGGTGACGGTATTGTTTTTGATCATCCTGAGTATACAGTAAATGCAGATGGCACTGGCGGAACCAGAACAGTTTCTTATAATTGGTTGCAACACGATCCCGCAGTAAAAGGTACATCAGCAGGAAATTATATATACAGCATTTCTGATCATGCTACTCATGTCTGCGGAACAATTGCTGGAAATACACAAGGCTGGGCGAGAGAAGCAAACATTTATAACATTTATTATTTTGCAGGTGCAAATGGTGATCTTAACTTTCCCTATGTAATGGATTATGTAAGAGAATTTCACAAAAACAAATCTATTAATCCTTCTACTAGAAGAAAAAATCCTACTATCACAAATAACAGTTGGGGCATGAGCATATTTCCTAGTGAATGGTCTTTTGGTGATATCACTGCTGTTACTTACAGAGGAACTCGTTATACGCCAAGTGGTGCTGTAACCTTTTTAGGTACTAGCGGAGTTTGTACGTCCGGTGAAAGATTAGCGCAACTTAACGGATTTGAAAACCACGGAAATAGAATTACCACAACTGGGCCTTACGTGCCGCCGGCAGGCGATATTCTTACAATCCCCGAAACTTGGTTACAACAAGGACAACAGGCATATATTACGCTGCTTGGAGCAACTGGGCCAGATGCGCTATACGAAGTAACTATTCAGGGACCCGGAGATATAAACTTTAACAGTAATGTTGCTATAGATGCAGTATCAGGATCAATGAGTGTAGCTGTTGCAGTTGAAATTTACGAAGGCACTAATCCTGTTCCTATAGATACATTTAGTGCAGGCCCTGATAGTACCACTAACGGCGGAACTATTGAAGTTGTTGTAGGAGAACCTACTTATAACTTACCAAACAACGAAATTTATACATTAAAATTTATATCAACAATTGACGTATCACTTGCCCCTAGTCCAACGTTTGCTGCGGCTATGAGTGTGACTGTTATCACAACTGAGTCAACTCCTGCTACTGCTAGTATATCAACTATCACTAATTCGTTGTTAGGAGCAGGTGCTCTTACGGCAGCTATAACTCCTAGTTTTGGAGATAATGACGACGGTTATTGGACTCTTACATTACCATTTAGCATCGAATACCTTGGAGTAAGTTATACTACTATCTACGTAGGAACAAATTTTTATATTACATTCGGCGAAGGGTCAACTATATTTTCCGGAATAAGTGTATCTTCGCCTAATCTACCAAAAATAATGTTATGCTCTGGGGATAGATCTGTTCAAAGAATTTACTACGGTGTTGAAGGATCTGCTCCAAATAGGACGTACAGAGTAAGAATAGAAGGATCAACTGGTACAAGCGGGACATTAGGTAGTCCAACTATGGTCTGCGAGTATGTCTTTTACGAAGACAATCCAACTCAGATTGATCTACAAATTGGCAGTAATGCAGCCAAGAGCTCAGGTACAGGATTTACAACACAACAATTAAATGATTGGGGATTTATTAGTGGTCAACGAATTCCTAAACGTGTTGCCGCGCTAGACAGTGACATTGAAGATGCCATACAAGAAGGAATTATGTTTGTAGGAGCGGCTGGTAACGGTCGTTGGAAACATTGTTTGCCAGGTGATCTTGATTGGGACAATACTTTTGAAATGGCTACTAGATATCCGGGTAGTGTAACAAACCCTTACCACTATATGCGAGGTACTAGTCCTACTGCCAATGATGTATTTGACCCTAATCGACCAGTTGGTGACCAAGGTTATAATATACCAAACATCTGTGTTGGCTCTATAGATGTAACTACTGGTGATTACAAAGCATCATACAGTGATTGTGGTACTGGCGTTGATATATTTGCACCAGGTACAAATATCATTAGCTCACTTACCAGCGGAACAAGCGATTCTAGAAGCACAGGTACAACTTATTTCCTTGGGAAACTCAGTGGAACAAGTATGGCTAGTCCGCAGGTCTGCGGAGTTATTGCCTGCGCTTTAGAAAACAATCCTTACTGGAATCAAACACAGGCTAAAGAATACATTTTAAGTGTAGCTAAAACTGGGCAGATTACAGCAACTAGTGGTGGTCCGGCAGATACTACAGACTTACAAGGCGCCCCTAACAAGTATCTGTATTACAAAAGGGAACGTTTAGACACAGGAACAATGGTGCCTAAACAGGCTATTGGTGCTAGACCCTCTACAGGAATTGCTTGGCCGAGGAGTCGAATACGTAGATTCTGATAATTATAGTTCCATTTTTGGGTAAATATATAAAACGGAGCTATAATGGCATTATCTATTTGGATTCAGGATTCTGGATACAGTTTTGGTGTTCGTCAAGAGCGCGAAACAGTAGACATAAATTTACCCACTAACAACACGCCCAGCGTTACATTTTCTGTAATTGCTGGGAAACTTCCACCTGGGTTAAGAATCTCTGGCTACAAAATAGTAGGTACACCTTACGAAGTTCCACGTACTACAGAATTTAAATTTGTTATAAGAGCTACATCTTCGGCTGGAATAAGCGATAGAACTTTTTACATGACTGTTGCAGGAGCCGATGAACCTCAATGGTTAACTCCTCCAGGGCCGTTGCCTGTTGGTTCAAATAACGCATATTTTATTTTAGAAACAAGTTATATTGATTTTCAGTTAGGTGCATCAGACACTGACACCGCAGCCGGCCAACAATTAAGTTATTTTATAGCCAGCGGAGAAGGTGAGCTACCTCCAGGTTTACTAATGACCACCAGCGGCAGAATAACAGGTTTTATACAGCCGTTATTACAAATTCCTGCAAATTCAGGTAACGGTCCTTTTGATACAGACTTATACGATAGTGTAGCATACGATTTTGGATTTAGACCGTCAAACGGTTACGACTCGTTTGTCTACGATTCAACCGTTTTTGATTTCTTTGTCCCTACAACTAAACCTAGAAAGCTAAACAGAAACTACGAATTTATTGCTACTATTACTGACGGAGATACCGTTACTAAACGTAAGTACAGAATATTTGTAGTTGGTGATGACTTCTTTAGAAGTGATAATACTATTACAAGTTCAGGTAGCGGAACTTTTACCGCAGATGCTACTTACGTAAGAACACCTATCTTTACAACACCTGCTAATCTTGGTACTAGAAGAGCCAACAACTATCAAACTTTTAAAATAGACATATTTGAAGGGTTTACAGAGTTAGGCCCAATTAACTTTAATTACTGTGACGTTAATGCGAGATTAAGCGGCATTGTAAGAAAAGAATCTGCATCAGATAACAGACAAGGTTTAAATTTTATAAGATTTGAAAGAGCATCCGATGTTCCAAAAATAGGACAATTTTTAAACTTTTCTGGCGATTTTGTTGGGGCAACTGGAACTACCTATGAGATCATAGGCGTAGATACAGTTGGGGGCGATACTTATAGAGTTACAGTTGCTCCTGGTCTTGCTGTGACTATTCCAGACAGTACAGCAATTTATATTGGAGATAAAAGCAAATTGCCTCCAGGCATGAGCTTTGACGGTAATACTGGAGAAGTATTTGGAGTTGTACCTTATCAGTCAGCTGTGACTAGAGAATTTAATTTTACTATTAAAGCGACTAGATTTGGACAAAGTAGCGAAACTGCATCTAGTCGAAGATTGTTTACTGTTAAAATATTAGGCGAAGTTGAAAGTGTAATGTCATGGATTAGTCCAGGCAGTCTTGGAAGTATCAATGCCGGATATGTCAGTGATCTATTTGTTCAAGCAACCAGTACATTTAGTCCGCAGATTTTATATCGAATAACCAGCGGTAAACTTCCAGCAGGTTTAAGTTTAAACTTCGATGGTGAAATAGTTGGCAAAGTAAACGAAATTAACGACCAAGTGGTATATAAAAGCTACTGGAAACCTAGCAAAAATTACGCCGTTGGGGATGTGGTAAAACAAGATAATGCAACCGAAATTAAATCTATAGTGAGAAGAAAAAATATAGCTTCTGTTGTAACTACTACAGATCACAATTTTAAAAACGGAGCATTGACTAAAGTTATAACTGATAACGAAAGTTTTAATTTCTACGATTCAGTAAAAATAAATTTAGATCCAATCAAAGTTTTAAGTGTAATAGATAAAGAACAAACTGGTTCAATTT